AGGCATAAATATTTGAAACAAGAACAATCCCAATGGGGAGGAATACTTAATGTCAACGTTGCAGAATTTTGGCGTTCCGCTTGGAAGTGGCGCTGGTCGCGGCGGCATCCTTCAGCCGAAGCCGAAGCATCGCTTCCGCGTTCGCGTCATCAATTTCGGCCCGATTTCTGGTGGTCTTGAGTTGACCCAGCAGGTTGTCAGCGTTTCACGACCGTCAATCTCTTACAGCGCGGTTGAAGTCCACAGCTACCACTCCGTCGCTTACTATGCCGGTAAGCACAACTGGGACGCGGTTGAACTAACAGTCCGTGATGATGTGACCAACTCTGTCGCCAGACTTGTTGGCCACCAGTCGCAGAAGCAGCTCAACCACTTCCAGCAGACGAACTCACTCGCTGGCTCGAATTACAAGTTCGAGATGTATATCGAGACGCTGGACGGCGGAGACGATACGGTTCTGGAACGTTGGGAACTCGAAGGGTGCTTCCTCGAAAACATCAACTACGATGGCTTCGACTACTCGACTGCGGAACCCATGACCATCTCCATGTCGATCCGCTACGACAACGCCACCCAGACCGAGGGTCTCATGCCGATCACGCCGGAACTCAAGTCCGGCCCCCAGATTTAAGATATGGATAGGGTCTTTCGGTCCCCCAGACAGGCTAGTGCAGTCTTTAGCCTCGGCGGTAAATCTCCGCCGAGGCAGAAGCACCTTTTCATCGTGAATTTCCGTAGGGCAGGGGGTGGCGCAGGCTCGCTCTGGCAGAAGGACCTGCCTTTTCTGGTTCGACATGTCGATCGTCCTAATGTTGATGTCAGAATTGAAGAGCTTCACCAGTACAACAAGAAGCGTCTCGTCCAAACAGGCTTCAAAATAACTCCTGTCCGCATCGAGTTTTATGATACCGCTGACTCCATGGCGAAGCGGATGTGGGCGGAATACGCGAGGTTTCATTTTGGTGATTTCCGCCACGCAGAGAACCTCTCCGATTTCAAGTACGATGTCATGACCGACGAGTTCATGGACAGCGGAGGAGGCTTCGGCTACGCGCCTATCACGTCGTCTGGAGTCGGAGCGACAGAGAACGAATTCAACAGTCACTTCTTTTTTGAAACTATCCAGATTTATGAGGTATTCGGAAACCAATACGTCCAGACTGATCTGATAAACCCACGTATCATGAGCTTCGTGTCGAGTGACCTCGATTATTCATCGGCCGAAGTGTCAACAGTCGGCGTGACCCTCGCGTGCGAAGCTATCATCTACGCCAATGACTCCATCCCGCAGCCATTGATGGCGAACGAATTCCTCCTCTCAGCCTTCCAGGATGTCACCAAGTTCAACGGCGATGTTATCGATGTCACCAGCGGTGCCGTCGTAGCGAACATCAGCAACGGAACTGGCACGGAAATGGCCGTGGCCCAAACCGTGCAGTGGACCAACCCTCAGGTCACCACTCCCGAACTGCGTACCTACAGCTCCAGTTCCTCCTCCTCGGGAGCGCTGGCTTCCTACGGCTCTTACAATTTTGGTTCGCTCGTATCCGGCTCGCACGCCAGCCAGAGCACCGCGAGCGACCTTTCTCTCGCCGCACTGAGCAATCCAGCGCTAGCGTCCGCACTCCGGCTGTCCAGAACGAGGCAGGCGGCCGCCGAGGCCACCTCTACGGTTCTCTCTGGCTCCCCCAGCACGCCGTCAGCGATATCTCAAGGCACATACGACATTGCCCGCTCGGCGGTCTCGTCCATCGGCTCGAACTACGGCCGGATCGACAGTCAGTACATGCAGGATGCAGTCGTCTTCGGCGTCATTTCGGCGGCGGAGGCGACTTCATCCAGCCCGAGGGAGCACGTCTTCAATCGCTCTCCCGGCGACGCTGGATCGCCCCCTGCCGTGCAGACGCGCCAGCCAGCAAGGTTCCGGGTCAAGCACCCTGAAGGAACGGCTCCGCTCGTCGCTGACGGCGGCTCCGACAGGGTCCAGAACGCCTGGTCTTCAACCGACGGTCAGGGCATCACCCTGACCAGGGAAACGTATGGAATCCTGAACGCTCAGAGAAGTCCCGCGAGCCAGATCGGCGTCAACGAAAACGTCAAGGGTACCAAAACGATATCGCTGAATCCTAAACATCTGGGTAAACCGAAAAACAGCTGATATGGCCAAGACCGCGAAGGACGTTTTTACGCCGAAAAACCCGCAGAAATACATCGGCCGTAACCTCAACAACATCATCTTTCGCAGCTCGTGGGAGCTGGCCGCAATGCGTCTTTTCGACCGCCACCCGAACGTCCTCGGATGGAGTTCAGAGTGCGTCGATATCCCGTATATCAACCCTCTGACCAATCGCTCGACGATCTACAAACCCGACTTTCTCGTCATCTACATCGACAAAACCGGCAAGCAGCACATCGAAGTCATCGAGATAAAGCCGCTCAAGGAAATCCCCGGCTATCAGGAAATATCGGAAAGAACAGGTAAGCCCAAGAGACTGTCAGAGCAGACCCGCCTCACTCAGGTCATCAACGCCGCAAAATGGAAGGCGGCCGTAGCTTTCTGCGCCAAGAGAGGGTGGAAGTTCCGCGTCGCTACGGAAAAGACCCTATTCAATATGGGTAAATAGTTGCATGACAAAGTTTCTGGAAGATGCACTTGGTTTGCCTCACCTCGACGAGATGATGACGAATGACGAGGAAAATGCAGAGGAGATCACTCCCGAGACGAAAGCAATCGCTCTTCGAAACGATCTTCCGTATTCTGCCGAACTGGTGGAGGGGGCCGATCACGCTCGGAAAATGGACATGCTGTTCGACGAGACGATCAGGCACGCCCAGTCCATCATGGACCTCGGTTTCAACATGGACCCGGCTCGCGCCCCGCGCATGTTCGAGGTAGCTGCAAGCGTCTACAAGGTCGCGCTCGATGCCGCCAATGCGAAGCGAGAGGCCCAACTGAAGGCAATCAAGCTCATGCAAAACCAGATGAAAATTGATATGGCGCGGACGACCACTCCATCCGCGCCATCAGACGAAGTCATCGATGCGTCAGCCGTTATCGTCGAGAACCGCAACGAACTTCTAAAGCGGCTGAAGAGCGACGACTAAACAATCTCTTGTTCGAATTTCTCCGCAATCCAGTAGGCCGAAAGTGTTTCCGCCTTGATGAATCCGGTGAGCTGGCCGGTCATTCCACCGTCCAGAAGGACCCGCTCCGTTGTCACGTCCTGGAAGACTCCTATGTCCATGAACGCGCTTAGGAGTTGAACAGTTTCCCAAAACTTGTCCCTGGCGGTGGTCAGCTCCAGCTTCACTCGCCATCCCTTGAGATTCTCGCCGTCCTGCTTGCCGACAATGGTGAAGATTGGAGGTGAGTCAATGGACAGAAGAATTTGTTCAAGAAATTCATCAATTGACGAGGACTTGTCGTATACTTCAATCCAATAATTTGACGAAATCATTCAATACCTCGGCGGCAACCCCAAGCGACAAAGTCTCCGATTGTAGCTGCTCGACATAGATCCACACTGCTCGCGTCGCCCCGTCACCTGAACGTTGCAGTAAATTCTCACGTCACGTTCCTGGATGCTGGTGCAGTATGCCGCGTTGTTCCTCGTTGTAGCAAGACACAAGTAGCGGTCATTCCCGCTCACGGAAAAGCAGTTCGGGTTCGCGAGCGCAGGACCAGAAACGATCAACGCTATAAGCAAACCGACCAGACGCATTACTAACCTCCAGCACGAGAGAAATATAAAGCCAGGAGTCACAACGTCAAGCAATAAATACGATATAATCCGTCGAAGGTCCGTTATGAGAATCCAGAAATATCTCGCCGAAGTCGAAAAGAGCTATCACTACCGCATCAAGACCATCGTGCCGCTCGACGACGACAAGATGGGTCGCATCGAGCACGCGATCCTCAAATACAACCCACTCTCCCTCTCGCAGCCGAAGAAGACCATCATCCAGAAGAACCCGCTGGATTTCCCGTCCATCGTCGCATCCGAGGTTTACATCGTCGATGTTGAACTCGGCCTGCCCGCGTCCGCCTACGTCATGCAGCAGGAACTGCGCATGGCCCTCGGTATCCCGGAGGACTTCATCGTTGTCGTCGCTCCCAATGACCCCATCGAGAACCAGACCATCGCGGCGAACGCCAAGCGGGAGATGGACAAGGAAGCTCGGAACGAAGGCGCTTCCCGCGCTGCCCTCATGGCCGATCCCCATTACTCCGAAGCCCCGGAGATTGATCCCCACAAGTATTTTGGTGACGAGTTCAACCGGCGCCTCCTTGGCTACCTGAAGCGTGTCGAGGAGGAAAGGAAGGAGGCCATGAAGATCGATGCGCCCCATCCTCTCATCCGCTGGAAGGACATGCCCAAGTCGGACGTTCCTGCCGATCCAGGTCCCACCATCGGAACATCCGACGGTGAAATGGCTGAAACAGCGCCACAGGGCAACTTCGATGATGACAAGAAAACCTACCGCCGCCTCTACCAGAGAAACGGAAACGTCTACGTCAAGGCGCGCAGTGCGGACAGCATTCGGAAGGTCAAAAAATGAGAAGAATTCTCACGGAACAGGGCGACTACGACTATCGGAAAAAGCATCCCCAGCAGAAATGCGTGAGCATCGCTCCGCACAACTTCCGCTCGGATAGCGCACCAGCCATCCGAAACACCGGAAACTACGCGGACAATCCTATTATCGACCCCCGCCGCATCAATGAGTCCCTCGACATCGTCGATGAAATCCGAGCCTTCCTGCACAAGGAAGGCATCAGCGACGATGCGTTCCTCAGCGGCGCCAGGCTCACCAGACGGGGATACCGGAAGATGGCGCGCGAGCTCGGCATTTCTGAAAGCGAGATCGAGCTTCTTTTGCGCTCTCTTGCGACCCGTATTGAGGACGAGCGCAAACACGAAGAACTCATGCTTGAGGAGTACCGGAAAGCCATGGAGGATCGCTTCTCGTACGAGGCTGATCACCTTGGAAACATGATAGTCCGGGACAACAAGACCAGCGATGAGGTCCGCCTCGTTGGAACGCCCGCCGTGGCCCTCGCCAACCGCCTGCGCGCCGGAAAGGACCACCAGAGAATCCTTGCAGGTGTCATGGCAAAGATCACCGAGGGGGACGACGACGATCACTCAGCAGCCCTCGAAAAGACGGGCTTCTGGGGGCGCAGAGGGGCTGGCGCCATCGTCCTTGCACAGGACACCGGCCGCATCCTCCTTGCCCACCGTTCGGCCTTCGTCGAGCAGCCTTTCACATGGGGAGGATGGGGCGGAGCAATTGATCCCAACGAAGACCCCAAGGAAGCCGCTCTCCGCGAGGTGCGCGAGGAAACCGGATATACCGGGGAGATCGTCAAGACCATCCCTCTCTACGTGTTCAAGAAGGGCAGCTTCCGATACTTCAACTTCCTCATCGTCGTGCCCAGAGAATTCAAGCCGCGCCTGAATTGGGAAAGCCACGACGCAGGCTGGTTCGAGTTCCGGAAGTGGCCGACGCCCCTGCATTTCGGCCTCACCGCGCTCTTTAACGATGCAAAATCCGTCAAGCTTATCAGCAAGGAGATCGCCGGGATCGAGGAGCGTGGCACGATCACCGAGGACGAGGACAGCTTCGATGAAGAGATCGCCAGTTCGACCGGCACCTACAACTTCCCCTGGAGGCACAACGGAATGAGAGGCTTCGCAACGGCTCGATATAGGGGCAGGGGACCCGAAATGAAGATTGACGTGATCTCCATCCGAGACGAGGAAGGCGAGCCCGTGGACGCCTCTCCGGCCCTCATGAAGGCCATCAAAATTCAAGCCGTCGAGTTCATCGGCGACGAATGAAAAATAGCCTTTCACACAGGGGCTATTTCATTTCCGAAGGTCATCTGAAAGGCGACGTAGTCTTCGAGGTTGGTGAAGAGCAACCGAAGCGCCAGGCCCATATCCGGCCCAGGAACGTAGGACATCAACATCTCTCCGTTGCCGCCACCGTGCGGATGCATGTGAAACCACTCGATGTATCGCAGGAGAGACGTGTCAACCGGGATGATGACCTCGTAACCTTCAGTATTACTCATCGAAAACTCCACTGGATGACCTAATCTTGGCCGAAGTTAGGTCATCTGCAACACGAGCGCAACCTTCGTCGGACACCCGAAACCGTCACATTCCCTGACCGTGTGCCACATCTCCTCCAGCTCCTCCGAAGTCGTCATTGTCGTGATGCCGGGGAGCGGTCGTTTGTGCAGATAGAGGTCGATGTAGCGCTCAATGTCCACGACCGACACCGTCTTGTAGGGTGTGAACTTCATGAAATGCTCCTCTCCATCCTCTCCGACCAGGATGTGGTTCCGCTTCCGGCAATCTTCGTCGGCAATCACCTCGCACCGATAAGTGTAGCCCTTATACTTCAACAACGAACTCCATAAAAAACATGCGCGCAATATACCAAACGACATGAAATGTGGTCCATAAATAAAAACGCGCAAAAGTAAGGGTGTTGAAGTGTCCAAACCAGGCGACGTTACAAAGAAGCCCAACGTGAAGTCTGGGTACAGGCAGGAGGATATCGAAGACCTCTACCTGTGCTCAAAAGACCCGATGTATTTCATCAAGAATTTCGTTTACGTTCAGCATCCCACACAGGGGAAGCTTCCGTTCGTGCCGTATCCATTCCAGGAAGAGATGATACAAGCCTTCCACGAGAACCGTTTTACAGTTGCTCTGACATCGAGACAGATGGGCAAGTCGGTTACCGCGAAAACGCTTATTTCACGGAATGGAGAAAAGGTAGAAATTGGTTCGCTTGTTGGTCTCTCTGTAAAAGAACGGATTGTTGATACGATTGAACGCTGGATTTTGCGTCTAAAAGCTTGATTGCAATGTTCTCTATGCGTCGATTAGACCCGGCACGCCGATACGTCAAGGGGT